AACCCTCCAGGGCAAGCACTGGGCGACCTGGCAGGGCGTTTAGGGACTGGGAGCCCCAGGGGAGCCTAGACAAACGTTTGACCCGGAAAACGGCTCCAGGCGAGTTTAACGGTTTGGGGGTGAAGAAATGAAGACGGTTAACGTTGTCGCTCATTCGTTCGATTGCTTGCCCGGCTATGTCACTGTGGCAGCGAGAGCGAAAGGAAGCAATGTGCGTATAGCTACGGCTCGCGCGGTTGGCCTAGTTTTCCTCGACGGGCGACTGCGACGAAAACAAATCAGCGATTTCAAATTGTCCGTAGTGGTAATTGCTGACCACGATCCACGGTGAGAGAAGAGGCGCCGCACGCCAATACAACGCCTCTTCTGGCAGGTAGGAATCGGGCGGTGACTTTCGGGGAATTTCCGCCACGCCTGTCGAGCGTACCAGAAAAAGATGGGTGTATCCATGAGGCACGACTGCTCGAGACGGAAAGTTGAACCCACAGGGGAGGAAACCATGCCAATGTCGATGCGTTGGTTTGGCAAGCGTTGGACGGGCGCGCTCTGTGATGAATGCTCGGAAGCTCCGACGCCGGTCGGAATTCCCTGCATTCACTGCGAGGAACAAATCGCCAGCGGCGACTCTGGCGTGTTCTACGCAAACGGCCCGGCAGCGCACCGCAACTGTTTTCTGCGCGGCGTCATAGGAAGTCTCGCGCACATCCAGAAGCGATGCGCGTGCTACGTTCGCGACTCTGACGAGGGCGATCCGCTTGGATTGACGCCCAGGCAGGCTGCCGACGCAGCGGTCGCGGAGTGGGAAAGGCGATCGCGCGTGCAATAAAGTCAGTCCGGTCCCTTGACGGGCTTCCGACGCTCGATTTCAGCCAACAGGTCTTTAGTTGAAATGAGGGCCAGGAATTTCGGAATAGAAACCAGCAATTCCAAGGCGATCCCCGTTTCGTCCTGCTCAAAGGACTTGACGCTCACAGGCCCAACTCGGCCCAACACACGCGCTTTCATGCGGCACGCTTTTTCTGTTTTCGTGCTTCGGCGGCGACGATGCGGCGGTGACGGAGTGCGGCGACTTTGCTGTGTTCTGCGAGGTGCGCGGACAGCCAACGCCATTTCTGGTAGTTGTAAAACATGGTGTCGGCTCCAAACGGATATCGCGGCGGCTTCTCACCACATACTGGGCATTCGATTGTCAGCCCGTAACTTCTTCCCGCGCGCCTGCTGGAGAAGTAATTCTCCCACCCGCTCGGCAAAGAACGCCGAAGGAATTGATAGGGTGTTAGCATAGATTTCAATCCAGGTTTGGCAGTGGGCGAAGGCGTAGACGACGTGTCGTTCTGTTCTGCGTTCGATTTCTGACTGCTCATGGTCTCCTGCGTCATTTCCATTCCTCCCCGAAAAGGATTTTGCTTTGACAATTGCGTGCCCGCTTTTCTTGGCGGCGTGCCGCCACTGATAGATTGTTGAAACGTGAATGCCGTGCTTGTGGGCGATATCGGAAATGTTTTGCTGCCCGGCGGCAATCTCTGCGGATATTGCTGCCTTCTCTTCGTCAGAATATTGTTTAGTTCGTCTCTTCATTCATCGGTCTCCTGAGTAGCTTAGGGGTGGGCGGACCCCTCTCTTTCCTATACGAAACGGCATCCTGTTGACAACTTGTTTTTTTCGACTCTTGCAATGTTCGCTAACCCTTCGCCGGGGGAGGCCGGTTACTGAAAAGCGCCTGGACTTGATATTCGAAGCGGTTTCGCGCTATACTGATTCCAGTACAGGAGGCAACACGAAATGAAATCTCAGCCAAGGAAATTCAAACTCTACCGGGAAGCGCAAGAACTGGGCGCGCCGTTTGTGGCGAATGTTATTTTCTGCCATCACTCGAGGCCGACGCGCAAGCTCGAGGGACTCGTCACACTCTTGCGTCGCGGCGTCACGGTGACCCCGGCGTCGTTCTCGATGGACGTTCTACACTTCGACGGTGCGGGCAGCCACACTTATGGCGAGCTCGAGCAAATCGGAAAGGGGGTGCGTTCGTGAAACCAAATTTCTCAGTTCTGAAAGTCGGCGACAGACTTCGCGACACGGAAACGGGCGAGATTTTTGCCGTCGTTGAAATCGATCGCGAGACGGAGACTTGCGCGATTCACGCAATGCGAATGACCAGCCCGTTCACCCCGGTTGAAATCACAGAGCAAATCTGGAACAGGTCAGAGATTCTCTCGCAGCACGGTCGCAGTTAAAAATCACGGAGGAGACAATGCCTAATTGCAGGAAGCATCCGAAAGTGAAATTGATTTGCCCGGCTTGCATCGGCGAACGCAGCAACGCTGCAGGACCCAGCAAGTCGTTTTTGAAATCGGCGCGGCGCAATTTGAAACTCGCGCACGCGGCACGGCGGAAATATTCGCGCTGCCCGCGCTACGCGTCGCACCATTTTTCACCCTCGACTGGCCGTTGCCCTTGCGGATTTCAGCGGCCAGCAACTGGAAAGGCGGCGGCATGAGACTCTGGGCGCGCATCATCGTCTATCTCTTTCTGTTCGCGATCTGGGCGGGTTTCTGGCTCGTTCTGGCCCCGTCGATGGCCTACTCGGATGTGCAGCAAGCCTTGTATCGAGAGGAAGTGAAATATAACCAGGCGGTCGAGGCCCATCAAAAGGAAATGACGCGGCTAAAGAAAATTTCCTACTGCGTCGACCACGCGCGCTCGCTCGGTTTGGCAGGTTGTGAGGCTCGATACCCGAAATAAACTTTTCTCAAATTCGAACTCGACCAGCGGCCCGGATTTTTCGGGCCGCTTTTTATTTCCCCACAAAACCCCGCCAGTTGTGTAGAGATATTCTCTACTGGCACGGCTTGTCGTAAGTCCTCTATTGTCCACAGGCGATGGGCTCATCGTCGCTTTGTTTCGATTGCCAGATTCCAAACTGCGTGCCGCTGCAAATCGGCCAGGGCACGACTGTCAAATTCACCCGCACGTTTAATTGTTTCTCCGCAAAAGATTTCGGCTACACGATTTATTTCAACGGCGCGAGCTCGAAATTTAGCGCGGCGGGCGTGCCTAATCCCGACCCGGTGAACGGTCCCGGCTGGCTTGTGACGATCAACGCGGCGGCGACGAAGTCGCAAACTCCGGGCGCGTATCGTTACTGCGAGCGCTTACTCAACCCCACGACCAGCGAGGTCTACGATCCCACGGGCGAGACTCTCGTCAGCAATCTAGTGGCGAGTCCTGCAGACGCTCCCCCTGGCGCGTTTCAAACTTACGAGGAAAAAACGGTCGCAGTTTTAGAGGCCGCCATCAGCGGCGATCTATCGACGCCGATTCAGAGTTACAGCATTGCGGGTCGATCGGTTTCGAAATACAGCATCAACGACCTAGCGAAAATGCTGGGCACATACAAGTCGATTGTCTGGAGACAGCAACACCCCGGACGACTGGGCGTTTCCTATCGCGTCGCTTTCCCGATGATGGAACCTGCGATCTGCGTCCCGCCGACTTGGGTTTACGTGACAACCATAGGGTGAAGGGGAATGGTTTCAAAACCATAGATTGAAAAACAAATCCTTTGTCGAGCGATTTCTAGGACTCTTCGGCTACGGGAAAGCACCTTCCAAGCGTCAGAATTATCTCTACGAAGGCGCGCAAGTGAACCGGCTGACCATGGACTGGGTCAGCACGCTGCTTTCCTCAGACCAGGAAATTCGCGGAAGTATCAGGATGCTCCGCGCGCGGGCGCGCGATCTGCAGCGCAACAATCCGATCGCCAAAAACTATTTGAACTTGCTCGCTGCGAACGTCGTGGGCGAGCACGGCGTCGTCTACCAGTCGAAGGTGCGAAACAATTCCGGCGACCTGAATACAAACCTCAACACGAAAATCGAAACGGCATGGCAAGACTGGGGCAAGGTAGGCAATTGCACTGCAGACGGAAAGCTATCTTTTCGAGGCGTGCAAGATTTGATTATGCGAACGATCGCGCAGGACGGCGAGGCGTTCGTGCGGCTTTTACCTGGTTTCAAAAACAAGTACCGCTTCGCGCTGCAGGTCATCGACGCAGACCAGGTCGACCCGCTGTTCAATCGATTTTATGATCCTGGCGAACAGAACGAAGTGCGAATGGGCGTCGAGGTCGACCAGTGGGGAAAGCCGGTCGCTTACTATGTCAACCCCAAACCGCCGTCAGAGATTGGCGGGACGCTCAATCGTGAGCGCATACCAGCGGAAAACATCAAACACCTTTTCGACCCTGGCCGCGTGAATCAGACGCGCGGGATTACTTGGTTTCACCCGGTAATGTCCCAACTCAAAATGCTGCAGGGTTATATCGAGGCCGAGCTCGTGGCGGCGCGCACGGGCGCGGCCAAGATGGGTTGGCTACGCTACACGGACCCGAGCGCGTGGGAAGCGCCGAACGCTGACGCGGAAAAACAGGGCTCGTACACGCTCGAGGCGAATCCGGGCATGATCGAAACGCTTCCACCGGGCATGGAATTTGTCGCGTGGAATCCAGACCACCCGGCGAATGCGTTTCAAAACTTTGTCATCACGCTATTGCGCCAGGTCGCGACAGGCTTGGGCGTTTCCTATAACGCGCTCGCGAGCGATCTAGTCGGCGTGAATTATTCGTCGCTCCGCTCTGGAATGCTCATCGAGCGCGATCTCTGGCGGCGTCAACAATCTTTCCTCATCGAGTCGTTTCTTGGCCCGGTTTTCGAGGAATGGCTCGACATGGCGCTGCTATCAGGCGAGCTCGTGCTCGATTCACGCGACCCGACGCGATTTCTTAGCGGCGTTTGGCAGCCACGCGGCTGGCAATGGGTGGACCCATTGAAAGACGTACAGTCGGCAATTCTGGGAATCGACGCCGGGCTGACCTCGCGAACGGAAGTGCTCGCCGACAAGGGCGAGGACGTCGAGGACATTTTCGAGCAACTCGCGCTCGAAAAGAAACTCGCCTCGCAATACAAACTCGAACTA